AACTATGGTGGTGAGGGTGTGAACTCTACTATCGAAACTGGGGCAGGTTTGATTCCTCATTATTCCAGGGGAATGAATCAGTATTCGACTGATGTTATGCCTTTGCACTTCGCTCATTGGAAGGCTGAGAACAATAAACTGCCTGCCTTTATGATTACGCTTTATGATGTTTGGGTTTTTGATAATCCTGCTTTGGATGCTTTGCCGATTGCTTCTTGGGTTCCGATTGACCATCAGCCTGCCCCTGAGAATGTTTTGAAGTGGTTGAGGAAACCTAATGTGACTCCGATTGCTATGTCGAAGTTTGGTAAAGCCATGATTGAGAATGCTGGGATTGAGTCCGAGTATATTCCTCACGCTATTGACACTAAAGTTTTTAGGCCTACTGAGATGTTGCCGGATGGGATTTCTGGGCGTGAGTTTTGTGGCGGTGAGGACAAGTTTATTGTTGGTATGAACTTTGCTAATAAGGCTGGTGGCTTTATTCATAGGAAGGCTGTTGCCGAGAACTTTCTTGCTTTCGCTATTTTTGCTCAGAAGCATGATGATGTGATTCTTTATTTGCACACTGAGCCTTATGGTAAGCAGTCTGGGTTTGTTTTGCCGAACATTCTTGCTGCCTGTGGCGTTCCGCAGGAGAAGGTAAAGTTTGTTGATCCGATTGCTTATCAGTATGGGATTAGCCAGGAGACTTTAGCTGCTATTTATTCGGGCTGGGATGTTGGGCTTTTTACAAACTACGGAGAAGGTTTTGGTGTTCCGCAGATGGAAGCACAGGCCTGTGGTGTGCCGATTATTACTTCTAACTTTGCTGCTTCTGCCGAGCTTGCTTCTGCCGATTCTTTCTTGGTGAATGGTCAGCCTTTGTGGGATGCCGGTCAGCATACTTGGTTCAATATTCCGAATGTGCAGGCGATTGCTGATGCTCTTGAGCAGGCTTATCAGAGAGGTCGTAAAGAGTTTACTGATACTGTGGCTTTTGCTCAGGATTATTCGGCAGATAAGGTTTATGTCGAGATGTGGAAACCTCTTATCAAGAAGTTATCTGAGAAGTGATTCCTGTTCTTGGCTTTCTGACTTACAGCAAGTTTGATTTAGCCGACAGATTGCTCTCTAGCATTGATTATCCAGTCGAGCACCTAGTTATAGTGGATAACTCGGGAAAACGCTCCTATGAGCCTTCTAAGCCCGATTTGGTGCAGAATCTATGGCTGATACAAGTGCCTTTTGGTTTGGGTTATGGGGGAGGGCTAAACCTGATAGTAAAATCCACGCCTTTTGCCCCTTATTGGGTTTTAGTGAATGATGATTCAGAGTTCGCTCCAGGTGCATTAGCGAAGATTGCAGATCAGGTTGATACTGAAGCCATCAACTTCCTCAGCATTATGCCTAAGTGGAGTGGCTTTGTCCTTGGTGAGGGTGCAGTTCTTAAGGCTGGGTTGTTTGATGAACGCTTTCACCCGATTTATTTTGAGGATAATGATTATGAGCGTAGGTTGCAGCAGGCTGGGGTGGAGGCTAATTTTATTTATGCTGAGTTGGGGCATGATAATTCTTCGACTTTGGCTTCTGGCTTTCATTCGCAGAATGATTTGACTTTTGCCCGTAATCATAAGCTCTTTGAGCAGAAGATTGCTGAGAAGGACTTTTCGGAGGGCTCTTGGAGTTTGCAGATTAGGAGGGATAATAGTTGGGAAAGATAGTTTATACCGGTGGCACTTTTGACTTGTTTCATTCTGGCCATGCACGCTTCCTGAAGGCCTGTAAGCGGTTTGTTGGCAGTGAGGGTGAAGTAGTTGTCGCTCTCAATACTGATGCCTTTATTCAGGCCTATAAGGGCAGACCGCCTATCATGTCTTTTGCCGAGCGTAAAGAGATTCTCTTAGCCTGTAAGTATGTTGATTCTGTTGTCGCAAATATTGGCGGTGCAGACTCTAAACCGAGCATAGAACTGGTTATGCCTGATTATGTTGTTATTGGCGATGATTGGGCTCGCAAGGATTATTACGCTCAAATGCAGTTCACTCAAGAATGGCTAGATCAGCTTGATATTCAGTTGGTTTATGTTCCTTATACTCCAGGTATTAGCACTACTGATTTGAAAGCCCGAATTACTGCTGGCAAGGTAAACTAGATAAGACTTTAGGAGTTTATTTTGGCGATAACTAATGGCTATTGCACTCTTGCAGATGTCAAAGCTGCACTAAGAATCACTGATACTGTTGATGATTCTCTGATTGAGAACAGCATCAATTCTGCTTCTCGCATGATTGACCAATACTGTAACCGATACTTTTATTCAACTAGTGCAGGTGAGGTTCGTTATTTTAAGGCGAATGATGCTTACAACTGTTGGATTGATGACTGTCAGACAATCACAGAGGTTAGAACAGCTCAAAGCAACCCGATTACTTACAATCAGATTTGGGCTAGCACAGACTTTCAGACTATCCCTGCTAACACTTACGCTAATGGTGCGTATCAGCCGATTACAGGGCTTATCGCGGTGTATAACTACTTCTTCCCTACATGGCAAGAATCTAATCTTGTGCAGGTTACAGGCACTTGGGGCTGGCCTAGCATTCCAGAACCAATCAAGTTTGCTTGCATTATTCAGGCATCAAGATTGTTTAAACGCCTAGAATCTCCGCTTGGCGTTGCCGGTGTATCTGACATGGGTATCATGCGTGTTGGAAGTAGCATTGATGGTGATGTTGCTCAACTAATCAATCCGTTTAGGCTTCTTAGAACTGGTGCATAATGGCGATAAGTAATCTTAGGACTGCTTTAGCAAATAACCTGGCAACAATTTCTGGGCTTAGAGTTGTTGAGACTCTCCCTGATGTAGTGAACCCTCCTATGGCCATGATTGGTTTAGACAAGGTTGCCTATAACAAGCAGAACAATCGTTCTATGGCTGAATACACTTTCAAAGTCACTGTCGTTATTGGCAGGGTATCTGAGAGAACTGCTCAGAAGACTATGGATCTCTATTTGGCTAATAGCTCTGGCTCTATCAAGTTTGCTATCGAATCAGATAGAACTTTGGGCGGTTATGCTTTTGATGTGTTTGTTGCTGAGACTTCGGCTATCGGGGCTTTATCAGTAAATGCATTAGACTATTACAGTGCCGAGTTTTCGGTTCAAGTATTCGCAAGTTAAGGATAATAAATGGCAATCTTTGTCGCAACAGACTTCAGCGTTAGCATCAACGGATCAACAGCTTTGGCTTCTTACCTTACACAGGTGGAACTAAAGACTTCAGTTAACGACATCACTACTACCTCTTTCGGCTCAACTTGGGTTACTCGTGTTGCAGGTCTAAAGGAAGGCTCTCTGACACTTCAGTTCAATCAGGATTATGCTGCTTCTGCTGTTGATGCGACTGTTTGGCCTTTGCTTGGTTCTAACGCGACTGTCGTTATCAAGCCGACTAGCACAGCAACCTCAGCAACTAACCCTGCTTACACTGCTATCTGCCTAGTGAATGATTTGACTCCTGTTTCAGGTCAGATTGGTGACTTGGCTACTTTCTCTGTTACTTGGCCTACAAACGGAACTGTTTCTAGAGCAACTGCTTAAGTCTGAGTTATAGGCTAGGGTGATTTCATGCAAAAAATTGACATCACAATAACACCGGTAACTGGTGAATCCTATACTCTGCAAACTTCTGCTTCTGATCTAATCAAGTGGGAATCTCACTTTGATTTGAGCATTGACAAGTTGTCGAAAATGACTCACCTCTACTATTTGGCTTACCTTACTTGTAAGCGTTTAGGGAAAACTTCAGCAGAGTTTGATGTTTGGACTGACTCTGTTGATGGTGTGGTGGTTGCAGACCCAAAAGCGTAAAAGGCTTAGGGGATTCTTCTACTCATTGGTTTATCGCCAACCTGGCTGTTGCGACTGGTATTGCTCCAAGTGTTCTAATGCAGGAGAGTGACCGAATGTTGCACACAATGTATTTCGCGGTTAGAGCTCAAAATGAGGTGAAGGAGAAATAATGTCTGATGAAGCTGTCAGAAATGTGAAGGCTCTCCTTCGTGAACTGAATCAGTTGCAGCCTAAATTGGCTAATAAGTTGAGGGCTGAAGCAAAAGCACCTGCTAAACCTATTGTTGCCAGAATCAAAACTCGTATCAACAAGATTGTTCCTTTATCTGGAATGTTGAAGGGTCGGGGCAGACTTGTTTGGGGTGCAGGTAAACCTGCCGATCATGTCACCACAAAGTTCAATTCTCGATACTCTAAAACGAGTGCCATTACTTCTTTAGTTTCAGTTTGGGCTGATTCGCCTATGACTGCTATTGCGGATGTTGCCGGTAAGGGTGGCAATCGTAAAGCCCTAAAAGTTACTAAAAGTTAT